GGGACACCAGGGAAGCGTGTTTCTCTGTCATGCTGGAGTGGACACGGAGCTGTTTAAGCCCTTCTCTGTTGACAGACCCGAGGAGTTTAGAATTGGCTGGGCTGGGAATCCGGGGCAGTGGGTGAAGAACGCCGATATTCTCCCAAAACTAGGGCATCCATACGTTATAGCAGGTAAGAGAAAAAGGAACCGCATCAAGCATAAAAACATGCCCTCGTTTTATAACGGCTTGGATGTGTACGTTCACTTGAGCAGTATGGGGGTATTGGTAGGAGAAGATGCTGAGGGATGTCCATTACCCATTCTTGAGGCTGGAGCTTGTGGGAGACCTATCCTAGCGACAGAAACGTCGGGAGCAGCAAGGGAGTTCCTTTGTGATTGTCAGATTGTGAAGGGAGAAATTCGTCGTGGGGCTGGGTTGGCGGAGATGAAGAAGAAACTCAACGAGTTTAAGGTTAATCCTGAATTAAGGGAAGAGCTAGGATTCAAGAACAGACAGGTAGCTGTTGATGAATGGTCATGGGACATCAAAGTTAAACAGTACGAGAAGTTCTTTAGAGAAGGAGGAGTGGTTTAAATGGGATACTGTAACGTAGAGGACGTACAGGCTATCGTGGATACGGATATGGAGATCGCTGAGATTCAGGACATTATAGATGAGGTGGACGCCTTTATCGACATCGACGTCCCTGCGGGGACGAACGACATGATCCTGAGGGCCATCAGCAAGACTTGGGCAGCCTATAGGGTGATGCTGAAGGACCCCGCGTCCGAGAGGATCGCTGATCTTAGCTCAGATCGATCAACTAACTTGAAGCTCCTCAAGGCTGACTATCTGGAGATGATAGCCACCGCCTCGGGTGGAATAGCGTTCCTCGTTGGCAAGGCAGATTACATAAGGTAATGAGAAATGGTAGAGAGAATACAACTACGTAGGGTGAGAGGCGGAGACTCTGTAGTTGGAACTGCAGGAGAGGACCTTGCTAAGTACGACTTGGTCTATCTGAAGGCGGGAACATGGTGGAAGGCAGATAGAGATGCTGTCGTATCAATGCCCGCAGTGGGAATGTGCACAGGAAGTATAAGTGCTGGAGATAGCAACTATATACTTCTCTGGGGGCTAATCGGTAATCTCGCCTGGGCATGGGTTGACGGTCCCATCTACGCCTCGTCGACGCCGGGAGGCCTTACGCAGACAGCTCCCACCACGTCTGGGTATGTTCAATCCGTCGGTTCAGCGCATGGTGCGAATTACATGTTATTAGCGCCTATGTGGATCAGAAACCTAGAACTGACCAAAATCGAGCATGTACATCTCTCAACTGGGCTGCTAGGTAAGAAACAGGTTGGACCACCTGAAATTGTGATCCAAGATAATACAAAGATGCTTGCATTCACCCTTAACATAGATGACTTCTTCTATCACTGGGCAGTTCCAGAAGACTTCGCTGGCGGGGACTTGACTGTAAACTTCATGTGGACGAACGATGGCGGGGTTGACGACAACGGGAAGGACGTTAAAGTCCAGCTGGATTATCAAACATATGCTGATGGAGAGTCAATAGCTGGGAGTCATGCAAACAGCCCCAAAACCGCGAACGACACTTACACGTCGGACGGCGGATGGGAACCCCACCAGACCCCTGGTATGGTCATCGCCGAAGCAGACTTTATAGACAAACACGCGATTTCCTTCAAAGGCTCCTTTATTACACCCGACGGAACTGAACTTACCTGTGAACCGCATCTCATTGCGGTGGGACTATCATATTTGGCGTATGTGAACATTTGAGAGGAGAAAAGAAATGGCACCCGATAGCTTCCTGACCTTCACCGAGAGCGACGCCCTGAACCGGCTGAGCCAGACTGCGCCGAGGTCGACCTTCGCAGCCGTCAACAGAACGGACAACATCATCTACCTCTCCAAGGACTATGGCGCCTTGGAGTTCGACGACTTCATCCATAAGCTCGACTTCCGCATAACCGCCATAGCAGTATCGGCGGCGACCCAAGAGAGAATAGCGGTAATAACGTACTGCAAGGATTTGAATGACTGGGATGGAAATCGTGCAGCCAACAAGGACCAGCTGTCTCTCATCATTAAATCAAACAACGTCGGGAATCAGTTTACGCTTGTATTGTCTGAAACTGAGGGAGGAAATGAACACAAGAACGAGCCAGTTCAAGTCTACACCGTCGGGGTCACGTACTATGCGAAGATAAAGAAGATTGGCACCTCCACCTCGATCTTCATTTATTCCGACGAAGACCGAACGACCCTGATCGATAGCAGCGTGCTCGTCCTCCAGTCCGATTACGCATTCAGATACCTTCTCATCCCCCAGTCACTGGATGTAGCGACAGCTTTCACCTGCTCGGGATACGTGGAGAACCTCGTCACGCGTGGGACGACGTGGGCAGAGGCCATGGTAAGGAGAGTGGGGGAAGACATCGCCATCTACCGTGAGACCGAGGGCGTCGTGGGAACCTACGGCGATCCCGCCTCAACCTGGGCGCTTAACTCTACGGAGAGGATGCTCATAACGAGGCCGAAGCCCACAGTGAGGGACAGCATCGCCGGGCGTATAGACCAGTCAGAATACGTGGCGCACCTGCTGAGCGACACCGTGGTCAGGTCCCACGACTACCTGCGCCTCGACGGCGTGAAGTACGAGGTCATAAACGTCGACACACTCAAGAAGCGTGGCACGAGATTCAGCAAGGTGGCGCAGCTCAAGAAAATGGATGAGGGAACATAGATGCAGGACCCGCTAATCACCCTATACGACGTCCTTCTGGCTGATTGGGACGATATTACTGTAGTCCCCGTCGCTGCTAACATTACGTTCACAACTGGCTGGTATGATAAAAGCATCGCCACGCCTCAGATCACGGTCACTGAGCTGGCGACGGTAGACCGCCCGCTTGACCTCGGATACGGCACAGTGAGGGTAGACGCCGTCTATCAGATAGATTGCTGGGTTACAATATCACGCATGACTGGTGCAGGGCCACAGTTGGCGAAGGAATACAAATTTGCTATGAGGCAGGAAGTAAAGCGAATCCTCAAAGAAAACCTCACGGGGCTCACCGACATCGAGCTTCTAATATTGAACGACGCTGGGCAGTCCCTCGACGAGCCGGACGGTGCTCCTCCGCTGCTACGTTTCTCTCAGATGGTGGGGGTAATCTACGGCATCTAAACTTTTAATAGAGTGACAGAATTATAAGGTAGTAAGGAGAATATAGAAACATGTCATTTCATGGCACGCAAGCTAAGGTAGTCGTCAAGACGGCAAACCCATTATACACTGACTGGAAGACAACTGACAAGGTTCAAAGCGTGAGCTTCGACTTCGCGGGAAGCCTGGAAGACATCTACATGATGGGCGACCGGGATCCTCAGGAAGTCAAGGAAGGATCAATCGCTATCTCGGGGACCATTGAACGGATCTTCGGGGTAACGGTTTTCAGCGGCTCTGCCGTTCAATTTGCAGACCTGGCAATCGCTCCCGCACTACTTGGATGGGAAGTCGCCATATTCCCCAATGGGGTGGCTGCAGTTCCGAAGATCATGATAACCGGCGTCAAGTTCGGCGGCTACAGCATAAGCTCGGACGTAGGCGGAATAATGACGGAGTCCATCACGTTCCACGGTCTGGCTATTGCGGTGACCCCAGCCTAGTTGAGGTGAACTGAATGTCCTTCCACGGCGCGACGGTGAAACTCAAAATAGAGCGCATCCTAGCTGAAGGCATGATCGCTAAGGAGTACCTCGGCGTCCTCAGCGGCGGGGCTGTAGATCAGGACTTCTACACGAAGAATTTCCCCATAGTTGATCTCGCAGCCAAGTTAGGGGAGTCAAATAAAGCAGATGGCGGTGGAACCGACACCATATTCCCAACTGAGCTAGATGAAGCTGACAACTACTGGGACGGATTTACGATAAGGTTCCTCGCGGGCTCCGCGAACGTTGGAGAAATGAGAGTTATCAGCGCTTATGCACAGGCGACGGGACAGATAACTGTGGCTACAGCATTCGGCGCCGCGGTACTCGTTGACGACGCATTTGAACTTGAACCGTCGGTGAACGTCTATTGGAGAGCGGTGGGTGGAGCGCCCGGCTCTGAGACGGAGTACGTCGAGGGCACCGCCCTGGGTGGATCTGATTATTACATCGAAGGCGACACCGGATTAGTCAAGATACTGGCGGCGGAGAACCAGGCTGGAGATGCTGGTAAGTTCATCATGATCGAATACTACACCTCAGCCGAGGTCGGCTTGGGCCAGAGTGCGTCCATCGACTTCGGGGGCAGCCTTGAGGATGTCTACACACTCGGCAGCCGAAACCCTCAGGAGATCAAAGAGGGATCAATCTCTATCGGCGGCACCATCGATCAGCTATACTGCAGCCGAGACCTGATCGGGAAGTTCCTCGGCGAGAGAGACTTCTACGGGCTGCTGACGGACTTCAGCTTCTACCTGTACCCCAACGGCGAGACAGTCGGCCAGCCTGAGATAAAGCTGTCCAACGTCAAGTTCGGAGGCGGGAGCATCAGCGTCGACGTCGGCGGGATCATGGCGGCCAACGTGACTTTCAAGGGCCTCGTGATAGCGGTCGGCACGGTCTAGGTGAGCTGATGGCTGCGGTGACCGCGGAGGATCGAGAGCAGGAAGTCAAAGAGCGCGAAGAGTACAAAGAGGAGTTAAAGCATCAAGATGAAAGGAGAGAAGAGGCGGTGAAGCGCGTCAGAGTAACACGGGAACGGGTTCTGAAAGGAACCATGCTCAGAGAGCAGGTCGACATACTTGAACTAGGCAAGGAGGAAGAGGAGAAAACCTTCTTCGTGATGCGTCCGCTGACAGACGGCGAGTTCGTCGAGGTGCAGAAAGCTATCCTCGGGGATGTTTCCGCAAGTTCGATGGACAGGGACATGAAGGCAACGGATCTCATTGATCGAGAGCAGAAGGGCAAGTACCTGGCGCTTACATACGCCCTCAGCATCGATAACGAGGAATGGACCATTGAAGAGATCGGTAAACTACCAACCGGCGTCCCGGACAAACTCTACAGCCGACTGGCGGAGATCTCGGGTTTTCCTCGGCCAACCAAGCCGCTTTTCCCCCCGAAGGAAGAGCAGCCTGGTTGAGGGCCGAATGGCTGAGGATCGAAGCCGAAGTCAAAGCACTCCAGAGCAAGGACGGCGTCGAGTTCCACAACCTGCATCAACAGGGCTATCGCCTAGTCGATCTGATCTGCGATTTGACCCCTCTTCAAAGCTGGTTCATGGCCACCCTTCCCGGATACATTGCCCGCCTCAAAAAGAGATAGGGGATTACCATGGCTGAAGTTGAGGTTATAGGGGCCGACCGAATGATCGCAAGATTAGTAAGAATGGAGAAAGCCCTGAACCCTGCGGCGGTCAAAAGTATCAGGCGAGTCGCCGAGGATGTCCGTGATTACGCTAAGTCGATCTGTCCCGTAGGAACACCAGAGTCCACGGGGATACCGGGCTACATTGGTGGGAGCTTGCAGAAAAGCGGGCGAGTCGGATCCTACGCCAGACCAGCGAAGCACGTGTTCAGCATCAGGGTCACCTTCGGCGGCCACATTACTAATCCCAATACCAAGCGTAAGGTCGACTACGCTAAGTACGTTCATGAAGGAACAAGTAAAATGCCTCCTAGACCCTTTCTTCTCACAGCCATCATGAAGCACCGTGAAAGCCTCGCCAAGGCCATAAAGGAGGAAATCAAGGAATGAGTGAAACCTATAATCTCATCGCGGTTGTCAAGGCTAAAACCGAGGAGGCCCTTCGCAAGTTCAACGATTTCACCAAAGGCGTGAAAAGCGCCAAGGCGGAGCTGTCCGCCTTCGAGCAGGCGGGTCGGATAGCAGCCGGGGTACTCCTCCGAGACATGGTTCAAGGATTGACAGCCTCACTCACTGAGTCCATTAAACTCGGCGGCGTGATTGAGACTCTCAAAGCCTCTTTTGAAGCATTATCCGAGGCCCAAGGTGCTACAGATGCATCTCTTATGGAGCTCAGGGAGGCCGTAAGGGGAACCGTCAGCGATATGGATCTCCTGACCTCGGCGAACACAGCCATGAGCTTCAGCATACCCTACGAGGAATTTGTGAAGTACGCCGAGGCCGCAGCCGTTGTAGGTCGTGCCGTTGGAATAGACGGCGCACAGGCCATCGATAACTTCACAATCGCGCTAGGCAGGCTGAGCCCCCGGATACTGGACAACCTCGGCATACAGCTGTCCCTCGAAGAGGCGAACAAGATATACGCTGAACGCCTGGGCGTAACCGTTGAGTCGCTCACAGAGGCGACGAGGGCCACCGCATACCACACCATAGCTACTGAGAGATTGATGGAGCAGGCGGCCCTCCTAGCCGGGACGACGTCGGAAGCCCAGATAGCCCAAGAAGGCTTCACCGCATCAATGAAGAATCTACAAACGGCAACGGGTTCACTACTGACACCCCTTTCCGGCATCACGCCAATACTTCAGGGAGCGATGCCCTTTTTCGCCATGTTCTCAGCGGTGTATATTCCAACCCTGATAACTAAATATGGGGCGCTTGGAACCGCTACGACTATCTGGGGTGGGATAACCGCCGCCGCCTCATCTCTAGTCACAACGAGCATTCTAGGCATCCCCATCATCGGCTGGATAGCCGCGGTCATCCTAGCCATAAAGGGCCTCCAAATGGCATGGAAGAACAACTGGTTCGGCATCCGAGACATTGCGGACAATGTCGCAATTGCGATTTCAGATAAAATAGATTGGCTTATGGAAGGAGTCACGGCATTCGCCGAGGGTGTCAGCGAGGCATTAGACTGGCTTGGCCTCATGTGGGCAGTCGTTACAGGAACAGTTGAGGAACACCTCACTAAGCAGAAAGATAGCCTGACTCAATCATTCGAGGATCAGGTCCAGATAATCAAGGACAACATGTCTGCCGCCCTGGATGAAGTGACATTAAAATATGGTGAAATGTTTGCAGCGGCAGAAGCGGCCCACTCTAAAGAAATAGATGAGCACGCTCAGTTCTGGATAGATCAGCTCAATGAGCAAGCTGAGGGATTTGACAAGGCCGTTGAGGAGTACCAGAAGCACTACGACCAGATCCTGACCGACACAGAGAGCCATTACGACGATCTGATCTCAGACACGAAGAGCCACTACGGCGACATGCTATCAGAGACCATCCAGAGCTACGACGATCAACTATCCGAGACAACCACCTTCTACGATGAGATGCTCGCCGAGCAGAGCGCGTTCCTCGTCGCGATAAGGGAGGGGCGGGCGAGGGACCTCGACGATCTCGAGCTTAACTTCCTCCTCCAGAAGCAGGCTCTGAAAGACGCCCTTGAATCCCAGCAGATGACCACCGAAGAATACGAGGAAGCCCTGAGCAGTCTGGAAGCGGCCTATCGTGAGTCTAGAGAAGATATTCGAGATACTTATCGCATCCAGGAGCTTCAGGCCGAAGACGAGTTCAGAACCGAGGAAGAGCGTATCAACGCAGAGCGGACGGCAGCACTTGAAAAGCTTGAGCAAGAGAAGTCCGACGAGATAACCAGAATCGAGGAAGAGCTGAAGGCAGAAACTGAAAGAATAGAGCAGGAGAAGGCCGACGAGGTTCAGCGAATCAACGAACAGAGGAAGACAGATCTTGAGGCAATCCAGGCCGACAAAGAAGCCTTAGAGGTAGCGCACGCCAAGGAAATGCAGAAACTCGAAAGAGAGAAGGCCGTTGAGATTGCAGGCATACAAGCACAGGCGGAACTTGATATGATTAACGCCCAGAAGCAGCTTCACACCGATCTCGAAAAGGCTGAGGAAGAGCATAAGGATGCGAGCACCGGCATCTGGGGGCGTCTCTGGGAGGACATCGAAAGAGGGGTCAGCGGCTTCGCTAATTGGATTATCGGAGGTTCTGCGTACCAGGATATGCTGGACGACATAGAGGCGGCGGAGAGGGCACACAGCGAAACAAGCACAGAAATCTGGGATGGCTTATGGACTGATCTTAAGAAAGATGCAAACACGACCTTTGAAAACATTAAAACTACGGTAGATGACATGGGAAAAACTCTCAGCACATCATCTGACGCCGTAAAGAACTGGGCTACTGATGTGATAGTCAAAGCCAAGGAAGCCTATAAGGGTGTGTCAAAGGAAACAGAGGCAATCCTTAGCGAAATAGAGGCAAAAGCTAAACAGGTTGTATCCAAGGACGAAAAACCCGAAAACTGGGCGCAGATCGAGAACGCACTAGAGAAAATAGCCGAACTGGATGTTAGGATAGCTGAAAAGGAGGCTAAAACTGGGAAGGAAGCTAAGGTCTTAAGAGGATATAGGGACGAGTGGAGGACCGAGCTAGGTTTCTATACAGCAATGACAGTGGAAGAGCTTGAGGAACTTAAGAAGCTCCCGGGCGTAACCGAGCTCCAGCATGGCTTTGAGGGCATGGTGACGAAGCCCACCGCGTTCCTCGCCGGTGAGGCAGGACCCGAGTATGTGAGCGTCACTCCCCAGAGCCAGGGGGGCCGCCAACTAGTCATCAACGGCCCCCTGGTCGTCATAGAGGGCAGCGCTGACCCGAAGACTGCCCGGCTTGCAGCCGACCTCATAATGCAGGAGCTGAGGAAGATTGCTTAACGCCAAGGTCGTGGTAACTGATCTGGCCACCGTAGATCACACGATCGCGCCCTCAACATTTGGGTCCGGTAACGCCCTTAAGGTGCGGCTCACTCATGAGGCGGCGGACGACTTCTCCTTCGACATTGAAGACTCCGATGGGACGATAAGAACGTGGCTTGAACCCGGGTGCACCATTAAAATCTACATAGACACCCTCGCCGTGCCCACAACCCTTGTGCTTTATGGTATGATCGAGAGCACACGGGCGACCCAGCTAGGAGCGGACAAGGTAATCGTACAGGCTCGGGGCAGAGAGTTGTTCCACATCATCATCCTGAACCGGATCGTCACCGAGACCTACCTGGACACCGAGGTAAGCGTGATAGTCCAGGACCTCATGGAAAAGTACGCCCCCGATGTGGACCGGGTGACCCATGTGAACGTGACCACAACCACGCTCGACGACATTCGCTTCCCCTATCGTTCACTCAAAATCTGCCTCGACGAGCTGGGCCGCCTAAGCGGCTTCACGTATTACAGCGACCCCACACTGAAGCTTCACTGGGTGGAGAAGGAGACGGAGGACAGCGGGTTGACCTATGACCAGAACGACTTGGAGGCCCCCCCTGAGCTGCTGAACACGATATTCCCTGTCGCGAATCGGGTCTACGTTATCGGCGGGGAGTACATGCAGGTAGACCAGCAGCAGACCGCCACGGTGGATGTAAAGTTCACGGATGACAAATGGTACGCCCAGAGCTTCACCCCCGAACAGGCAAACCTGGATCAGATCAGCCTGTTCCTGAAGAGAATCCTGCTCCCTCCCGACCTGGTCGTCGAGATCCGAAATAATGATGGAGCAGGGAAACCCGGGGAGAAGTTGGCCACCATGACATACGCCTTGGACTTCATCTTGACCACGGCGTCGTGGCGACCAGTCTACGTGGGGACCAGGCTCCTGATCGGGGAGAAGTACTGGATCGTCGTGAAGAAGACGGGTGACGCAGCTAATCACTACGAGTGGTCCCACGACGATGATACCGCGGGGGAGTATGCGGACAGCGACGACGGCGTCACATGGGTCTTACATGACGGCGGCGACCTCCAGTTCGCCTTCAAAACGCATTACGAGGTTCCCATACTTGGAACAGCGGCTGACTACGCCTCTAAGAATAAATATCTATGGCGTGAGATTGTACTCGAGGACGCCGGTATAATGGACAGAACCCTCGCACGACAAATGGCTAAAGCCAAACTTGAGGAGCTACAAGCCCTCAGCGAGGACCTTAGCAACACGACGGTAGTTGATCCTGTGGCGATTCCCGACAGGGGCAAACTCGTCACGATAACGCTTCCAAAACTAAATTTAACTGCGGAGAAATATGTCGTGAAGGAGGCAGAGCTGAACTTTCTCAGTGGCGAACTGGGGACGAAGAGACTGATTCTGAAAGTGAGATAGAATGTCTGAAACTACTGCGCCAGCGGATCTCGCCAAGTGGCTCGAAGAAAGGAAGGCGGAGACTGACCGGGCCAAGATAAAGGGCTTCGGAGTGAAGCGGGGCATAATCAACCTCATAAGACTCCTGTCGGACACGGCGGAAGCCACAGACGCCAACCTCGTCGCCACCATACAGCTCAGCGGAACGTTTTTGATCGACACGGCAAGAATCGACTTCAGTGACATCGGGTGATCGAGATGGAAACGGTGGAAGTAAAAGATAAACTGAGAATCAGAGGGCGCGTCACGGCTACCGTCCGTGATGCCAAGACCGGGGAGATACTTGAAGTCATCCACGGGAAGAACCTCGTCACGGATGTTGGCGAGATACTGTTCATGAAGTGGATGAACGGCGAGGCGGCTGACATCATTACCTACTGTGCCGTCGGCACCGATAATACAGCGCCTACTGAGGGCGATGTCGCGCTGGGCGCTGAGATCGACAGACTTGAGATAACGGATCAATCTAGGGTGACGACCACGATCACCTATTCCACGTTCTTCGGAGTGGGTGACGCCAACGGTGCATGGGAGGAGGAGGGCCTTTTCAACGCCGCGGTAGCCGGTACTATGGTGACTCACACGCTCTTCGCGGCAACGGTTAATAAAGATGTGACTAAAACCGTGACATGCGATCATGAACTAATAATGGCAGGTGCTTAAGAGATGGTAAATGGTATCCCTTGGGCGGAAAGTGAAGTTTCTATCTTGGAGAATCATTATGAGAATACTTCGAGAATAAAGTTAATGGAGAAATTGCTTGGTCGAACGTGGAATGCTATTTGTGTAAAGGCAAGAAAAATAGGCCTGTCAAGAAACTTGGTTTTTAGATATGGTCATGGTGGTTGGCCTCTAGGTAAGCCGAGGAGTGAAGAGGATAAGCGGAAAATTAGGGCTGGAATGGATACTCCAGAAGTAAAAGAGAAACTTCAATGGATGAAGGGTAAACACCATTCTGAAGAATCCAAACTTAAAAGAGCAGAGACATTGAGAAAAATATGGTATGAAACCCCTGAGACTTGGGCTAATCGCAATTACGAAGGGTCTGGTAACCCAAATTGGAGGGGAGGCGTTGAGGGAAACTATCCTTGGGAGTTTTCCAAGATCAAAGAGAAAATTAAAATAAGAGATGTTTATACCTGCCAGGAATGCGGTGTGAAAGAAGGGGATTGCTACGATTATCTTGATGTTCACCACATCGATACAAATAAAGAGAATAATGACCCTTCTAATCTAGTGACGTTGTGTCCGAGGTGTCATGGGTTAGAGCATAGGAAAATGAACGCATTGATAATGGCTGGGGCTTAAAATGAAAGAGCAGAAAATTGACGAGGCGAAGGTCCTCTTCTGGACTCGCCTTGAGCTCAAGGTCAAGATAGGCGACGTAGAGACTGTCTGGGCTGGATGGCAGGCGGCCCTCATGCATGAGTTCATAGTTTCGGGGGCGGCCATGACGAGGGAGGGAGCCCGTGAGATAGTTCTTGCTGGAGGCAAGGCATACGTTGATCCTAAGGCTGTCAGCCGCTTCATAGATGAGAGGTACGAAGAGGGTCTGCTCAAGTACCACTATGAGAGAAGCAAGAAGACGGGGAAGCGCAGACAAATCTACAGGTCAACGCTCCAGCCCAGTCAATTCATGTTTCAGAAAATAGTTCACGAGGAGGAAACATAAAATGCCTACAAAATGGATTACTGGGGATGTCATCACATTCGCCAGGATGAATACGAAGACCCTCATGATTCAAGCGGCGGAGCCCGCCATAATGTACGCCGGGATGTACTGGGTCGACACGGATGACAACATGAGTTACCAGAGAAACGCCGCGAACACCGCCTGGCACACAATTCTGAAGGAGGAGCTTGCCTTCACCATCACGGGACTCCATACCTTCGACCGAGGGGCGGCACCACCCTTCGCGGTCAACGCGGCGGCTACGCGGGTGGTGGACCTTATCGCTGATGTCCATGCGCCCGAACATAAGGATGGGGGAGCCGATGAGCTGGACGTCTCAGAGCTAGCCGGAGCCATCGGTGGAGCTGGGGAGATACCAGAGACCGACGGGGCGGCAGTAACGTGGGTTGAACCGGACGGTAGGTATGATCCTAAAGCCCACGTGCTCGCAACTACGGGACCGCATAATGCTCCGCTGCCACTGATTGACCTAGAGGTGGGTGTTCAAGGAGAAGTTATTCATCGGGGTGCTGCGGACTGGGAGGCTCTGGCTGTAGGTGCTGCTGGCGAGGTCATTGAGTCGGGTGGTGCAGCGGCTGACGTGAGCTGGGTGGAGCCGGATGGCAGGTATGATCCCAAGGCTCACGTGTTGGCGACGACTGGCCCACATACTGGTACGCTTCCTCTGACTGACTTAGTGGTCGGTGCTCGCGGCGAGGTTATCATTCGCGGCGCGGCGGACTGGGAGGCTTTAGGTGTCGGAGCTGCCCTCCAAGCACTTCTTTCAGGTGGAGCAGGAGCAGACCCCTATTGGGGAGCACCCACACCAGCAGCACACGTCCTAGCCACCACAGGACCACATACAGGAACACTACCGTTAGCTGACCTAGCAGTCGGTGCCCGAGGGGAGCTCATCGCTCGTGGTGCCGCTGATTGGGAGGCGCTGGGCGTTGGCGCCGCAGGTCAGGCGCTGTTATCTGGTGGCGCTGGTGCAGACGTGGTCTGGGGTGCTCCCGCTCCTGCGGCTCACGAATCCACTCACGTCAAGGGCGGAGCCGACGATATAGACGGAACGCTGGACGGGCGGGCTATCGCGATAACCACCCAGGGCGACATAGTCCATGGGAGCGCAGCAAACACAATTAACAGATTAGCGGCGGGAACAGTAGGGCAGACTCTTCAGACTGGGGGTGCGGGGGCTAATCCTTCTTGGACATGGGATAAACGGTTAGATGCTGCCCCAGACGCCAACATTTCAGGCAACGGAATAACCGTAATGGCTGTTGCCGGTGAAGAGGTTGACGGCGGAGAAATATGCTACATGAAGGCAGACGGAAAGTACTGGCTCTCCGACGCCGACGGGGTGGCAACCATGCCCGCAGTGGTCATGGCAACCACAAACATAGCTGCCGACGCCACAGGGCTATTCCTTCATATCGGATACTACCGTCATGACACATGGAACTGGACCCTCGGGAACGGCGAGGCAAACCTCCTGTGGGCAGGGGTGACGCCAGGGGCAATGAGTCCAGATCAGCCCGTGGGTGCCGGCGACCAGGTGCAGGTAGTGGCCTATATTGTGACGGCGGATATTGTGTTCTTCAACCCGAGCTACGAGTTGGTGGAGGTTCCGGCGTAGTGAAGCTGCTAGAGGGCTACGTGAAGAACCGGACGAAGGAGGCGGCACTAGCGGCGGTGCTGTTCGCTTTGGCGATAGTAGCTAGGTATCTTGTGATACCTCTATTCATTCCACCGATACATGGACTAAGTTGCTCTGTTATATTTTATACTATATCTGTGCTCGTGTTATCTTACCCGTACATACTCATTCTTTCTTTCTTACTATCGATGACTTCAAACTCTAGCTTCTTAGTGTTTCCAGTTTTCGTTGTATCATTTACCATATTCTTCTTTCTCAGTAAGTTAATGGGTTTGAAGCGAGTTAAATATTACACCTTCTTTTCCTCACCCCTTAATTCCCTCGTTTATTTGACAATAAACCCCCTAATAGGTAGTCCACTTGGGCCC